TACCAGAAGGTTCTATGGTTCCATATGGCGTTCCAATGTTAACTGTGGTTAATACTAAACCAGAATTTTTCTGGGTAACTAATATGTTAGAATCGGTATTATCAGCTGAATTATGGCAACCAATTACATCAGCCACAACTTATATGGCTTACAAGAAATTGGGTTTGCGTTATGCAGAGCTTACTGGAGCCGATAAAGAGTTTGTTCGGTATCAGTTCCATGATTTTGGTTTTCGCGGTATGGCAGGTCGCCACGCAGCTGCATCGTCTGGTTTTGCTGTATTAGCAGCTGGCGCTTATGGTACAGATAATATCCCAGCAATTGATTTGGCTGAGGATTATTATTTTGCTGATAGCGATACAGAAATTGTTGGCGTTTCGGTTCCTGCTACAGAACACAGTGTTATGTGCAGCGGTACTAAAGAAGATGAATTTGATACTTATAAACGATTAATTACCGAAATTTATCCAAGCGGTATGGTATCTATTGTTAGTGATACATGGGATTTCTGGCAAGTTATTACCGATTATTTGGTGCGATTAAAATCTGATATTATGGCTAGAGATGGTCGTGTTATTATTCGTCCAGATTCTGGTGATCCAGTTGAAATTCTGTGTGGTATTGATATTCCAGTTGTGCCGGCAAAATATGTTGCTATTGACTGTTTGGATTCGATTAAAAACTATATGTTAAACGATATAGAATCCGAAATTCGTAATGATACTCCTCATGGCGAATGCGGTGAAGATATTGTAACCAGAATTTATAAAGCTGGCGACAAATATTATAAAGCTAAAGTAGAAATTGAGTGGAATCGTTATGATAAACAATACTATTATGTTGATAACAGTAGGGTGCTTGAATTTGAAGAAGTTGAGATTTCGCCTGAACAAAAAGGTTTAATTGAATGTTTATGGGATATTTTCGGTGGCACTTTAACTGAAAACGGTTACAAAGTATTAGATACTCATATTGGTGCTATTTACGGTGATTCTATCACATACAAACGTGCTGAGGAAATTTTCCGTAGATTAGAACAAAAAGGTTTTGCATCAAGTAATGTTGTGCTGGGTATTGGTTCATTCAGTTTCCAATATGTTACCAGAGATACTCACGGTATGGCCATGAAATCTACCTATGCTGAGATTAATGGTGCAGGTGTAGAAATCTTTAAAGATCCAAAAACTGATAATGGTATTAAGAAATCGGCTAAAGGGTTATTAATGGTTACCCAAACAGATGGTGTTTATAAATTAGTTGATCAAGTATCTGTTGATCAAGAACGCCACGGTTGTTTAGAAACTGTATTTAAAGATAGTCAATTAGTTAAAACAACAACATTGGCGGAAATTAGAGCTATTACTGACAAGGTTTAATTATGAATAATTTAAATATTACAATTGAAGGAACTTCTGGAACTGGAAAATCTCGAGTTGCTATTTTATTGCATGATTTTTTATTTAATCATGGATTTCATGTTGAATTAAATCTGTTAGACGAAATTTCTGCTGCTCAGGTGGCAGAAATGCGCGAATCTTTACCCTTAGCAATTGATGAGATTAAACAAAAATCTTATATTACTATCACAGAAAAATCAGCTCCTAGAGCACGAGGTTAATTATGACATTTAAAGAATACGTTGACACATTAAATACAATGTTATACGAACGTCCAGGTCTTGGTAACTTAGATGTTGTGTATGCTGCAGATGATGAGGGTAATGGATATCGAAAAGTTCATTATACTCCAACTCTAGGATTTTTTGATCGTGGAGAGTTTACTGCTGATTCGTATTTTGAAGAGCATCAAGAAGACTACGGTGAAGAGTTAATCGCTAACGCAATTTGCATTAATTAACATGAATACTCTAAAATTTAACAAAAATAGTTGGCATTATCAATTAGTTCGAGCCGTAAAAGATGAATGGCATATATCGGATAATTTCTGTGGTTATTTCTGGGATGTTATTATTAGCGGTAGTATTTTGCTGCTAATGTTAGCAATGATCACTATGTGTCTATTTATTCTTGTAGTAGCACCGTTGCTATATTTAGCTGTAGGGCTACAATATCAATTTTTTGAGCCACCAAAAGAAGTTGCAGTTGGTTTAGTTCTTGATGTTGGGTTACTTTTGATTTATGTTTGGTTTTTAGTTTCTGATTGGCTTGCTGACCGCAGAGAACTTAAACGTCAAAAATTTTACGATGAATTTGTAAAAAATAACTACAAAAAAGTCGAGAAAAAACCAAGTTTCGTTATTACTGCTTGGCGTACGTTTAAAGATAAAACTTGTTTTAGAATTGAATTTGAGGATTAAATATGAGAACAACGATTGATGAATTAATTGAAGATATTGAGTGCGAAGGATTTGATAATGCTTTGAATTATTATGCTGATTATTCAAAGATTCCTGATCCAAAATTTCAAGAATTGTATAAACAATACAAAGAAAGTCGAGAATCACTTATTGAATATCTACATTTGGAGGTTGGAAAGTTGTAACTAAAACGGGTGAATATGTAAACACTTTTGGTAACTAATTACAACAAATCCTGGAGACTCTATGAAATTAGAAGATATTGGTATTAATCCTTGTTTATTTTCACAAGCAGAACGTGTACAATATGTGCAAATCGGTAATGGTTGTGAGATTTATATCCCCGTTAAATCTCAACAAGAAGGGCTTGATGCTAAATATAAGTTACATCAACTTTTTGGTTCAAAACCTGTAAATGGATAAAATAAAACGATTTATCGATGGACTGTTTATTGGCTCTATTTTAGCCGCAGCATTAATTGTTATTGTTTCAATCGCATATCATTTTGTATTACAATAAAATAAATAGTAGTTTTAACATTAAATTATTGTTTATGGAAACTTATAACAAAAGAACGTGGTTAAATTCTGAGGATTCTCATTATACAGGAAGTGTATGTTGCCATGATGGAGTTGTCTCTAATAGAGGTAAACCAGCTGAACGATATACATTTTTAGAGTTAGCAGATTGTCATGGAAAATCTCGAATTCACTATGATGCTAATTTAGATATGCCAGCTTTCATAGATAAATTAAAATTATTACGTTCAGAAATTGATGCATTTATCACACACCTAGAACATGAATCTATTTGAATTTCAACAACGCATAAATTATATTGTAGAATCGCAACAATCAAGAAACAGAAACCCTGAAGATATTCGAGTTTGTATTCCAATTAAAACTCCATCAGCAATTGGCGGAACTCCGTGTATTGACGTTGAATCTGTGCATCTAGGTTTTGATTGGGATAATAACAAATTGATGTTGTATCCCACAGAAGATCTAAGCAGATCCGATCACGATTACCTTGCTAATATTCGTAAACAAGCAGAAGAACTTGGTTGGAGTGTGTATGAAATGGGTAATTTAAAACGTGAAATTAAACATTTAAAGAAATTATTAAAGGAAAAAGAAAATGAGTGATATTATCCCGTCTAAGGGTAGAGTGTTGGTTAAACTTGGAGCTTCGTGGTGTGCACCTTGTGCTATGTTATCGAAAATCATCGAGGAACACCCACCAGCAATTAATGTTGTTGAGGTAGATATTGATGAGCATGCAGAGTTGGCACATTCCTATAACGTCCGTGGAGTGCCTACGTTGATTATTTTCAACAACGGTAAAGAAGAAAAACGCACCGTTGGTATGTTAAATAAAGAAAAGTTAGAAGAATTTGTAAAATAGTTTAACAAGTGCTTGACTTCTACAGGGGTATAGAGTAAAATAACTCTATACCCTTTTTTATGGAGTTTGTTATGTCTCGTCTAGGTTTTGCTTGTAAATGGATCGATCGCCCTGATCAAGTTGATGGTATTAAATCAACTGACGATTGCAAGAAATATAATACCGGAACCACCACCGTTGCTTGGCTTAACCGTCAAATCAAATCAACTGCTGAAGCTAAATTATTATCTTTGGTCAAACAAAATATTACAGCCGCTCGCAGATTAGTCGAAAAAGTAGGAACACTTGATGACAAATTAAGGATGGTACGTTTATCCAGCGATATTCTTCCAGTATACACTCATGCTGATTATAGTTATTTTTATCAGCAACCACATGTTAAAGAATTATTACAAACAGGCTTTGACTCTATCGGATCCGTTGCTCGTGCTCGTGGTGTGCGCTTGTCTTTTCATCCTGGTCAATTTTGCGTGTTAGCCAGTGATCGTCCAGATGTAGTAGAAAATAGCATAGCCGAGTTCGAATACCATGCAGATATGGCTCGTTGGATGGGTTATGGTCGTGTGTTTCAAGATATGAAAATCAATGTACATATCTCGGGTAAACTTGGTCCAGCAGGTTTTTTACTTGCCTACGACCGACTCAGCGATGTCGCTAAAAATTGTATAACTATTGAAAATGAGGAGTTCGCTCATGGACTTGATGCTTGTCTTAGTATTTCTGACAGGATTCCTGTCGTTCTGGATATTCACCATCATTTTATTAAAACTGGAGAATACATCTCGCCAGATGACCCGAGGATTGCTCAGGTTATTCAAAGTTGGCGAGGCGTTCGCCCTGTTATTCATTATTCTATTAGCCGAGAAGATACTCTCGCCAATCATTGTCCCCATACTCTACCAGATCTCGCAGCTCTTATAGCCGCAGGTCATACTAAAAGTAAATTGCGTGCGCATTCAGATTTCTACTGGAACACTGCCGTCAACGATTGGGCATTATCGCACCTTAGCTGGGCAGACATGATGTGCGAAAGTAAAGCCAAGAATTTAGCTGTACAGCAATTATCAAAAAAGTGCTTGACTTCTAGCGCACAATAGAGTACAATAACTGTATACTACGGAAAAAATTATGTTAAATTTATTGAATCAACTAGCAGCAACATCAGGCACTAACGACAAAATCGCTCTATTAAAATCATATGTTGATAATCCGGTTGTGCGAGCTGTATTTTTATTTGCTTATAACCCAAGAATTAAATATTGGATTAAAAAACGTCCTCCAGTTTCTCCAAATAACGGTATTACCGTAGATTTGATTGGCGCTTTATCCAGCATTAAAGTTAATATTTGTAATAGAGAGCTTACTGGTAATGAAGCTATCGAATATGTATCTATGATACTAGGTAAATTGCCAGTAGATGATCAAGAAGTTTTATATCGTATTATCGAACGCGATTTAAAATGTGGCGTTAGCGCAAAAACTGTAAATAAAATTTGGAAAGATTTAATTCCAGAATATCCAGTTTTATTGTGCGGCAAATTCAATGAGAAAACCGAAAAGAATATTAAATATCCAGCTATTTTTCAGTGTTTATCGGAAGATTGGGTTCTTAATACAACAGAGGGTAATATGACGATAAAACAATTAATTGAATCTGATATTAAAGATATTAAAGTTAAATCATTTAATCACCATACAAATAAAGTTGAATATAATACGGTATTAGATAAATTTGTTAATAAACAAACTATACACCATAAATGGTATAAACTTAAAATGGAAAACGGAGAATACACCAAACCTTTAACTGGAAATCATTTAATTTGGTGTATCAATAAAGACGCCTATATTAGAGTAGATGAATTATCGTCATCCGATATTATTTTAGTTGATGTGTAATATTCATAAAATCTACGCAGAGCTGCTGTTGTTGCTTGAGTTGAACCATTATACTCAGGAAAATATTTAGCTAATGTATTAAAATTTATTTTTCCGGATTTAGTGTACGTTGAGTGGATTGAAGATAATTCTAATATTTTCTCGTAAAATTTAATCTCAGTTTCAATTTTAAATCTACGTAATTTTCTCTCAAGATCTAATTTTTTGCGCGTTTGTATTTGTTTTTGTCGTTTTATAGGATTTTTATTATTTTCAATTAAATCTGGGCGAGGTTTACCGTACATAGGATTTAATTTACCTGGGCGACTTATTTTTGCGTAGATAGAAGCTAATTCTTCTTCAGATTTTAGTGACATTGTTTTTGCTCTTTTTGTATATTGTTCGCGTTTACTGTCATCAGATTTAGAATTAAATGTCTTTAAATAAGACTCGCTTTGTTTACGTTTTTGTTCTGCTTTTTGTTCAGGGGATCTATTTGCTTTTGTTTCGTATTCTTTACGTTTTTGTTCTGCTTTTTGTTCAGAAGTCATAGCTAATTTTGTTTTTCTAATTTTATTAGATAGTTCTAATTTTTTAAACTCTGATCTATTCTGTATAGTATTTTTATATTTTGTTTTAGAGATAAATTTAGCTTCTGGGGATCTATTTAATTGAGCATTAACCATATTTAATATGGTCTGTTCTGATAACAAATCTTTAGATAACCCGCCAGATAACCCGTTTTCTAACATTTTATTCGCCCAGAGTTTAGATTTAATAATATCATTTTCGATAGAAAATTGTAAAGCATAGTTTACTAATTCGTCTATATCAGTATACAATTTATACCATATTGTCTCGACAAATTGAACTCCGTGCTTTTTTATATGTTTTAACCAATAATCCCCTGACCCAGAATATTTTAAAGGGTTGGATGTTACAGTTTTACAAAAATATTTTTTACCTGTTATTGAATGTTGTTTAATCATTAAATAAGTCGGTTTAAAATTTAATCGTTGTTGTTCGGTAATAGTATAAATATTATTGCTGGTCATATCGATTCCTATATTTGATAGTTGATGATTAGTGCTTATGGGAACTGCTATTCCGCGATAAGCATCGTTTAATATTCATTTAAACGGTCAACTATTTATTATCAATATACAGCTTTAAATTGGAAATTTATTATGAGAACTATGAAAATAGAAAATGTAGTTGAGATAGAGTGTGATAATTTGTTATACGATATAACGGTCGAAAATACTAATAATTTTTTTGCTGACAATATTCTGGTCCATAATTGTAAAATGGATAGTTCTAGAATTAATCTAGAGTTTGATGGTGGAAAATTCGTATCGGCTACAACCAGAAATGGTAATATTCTAGATATCTCATGTTTTGATGATATTGAAATTGCAACACATGAAAGATGTATTCTAGATGGCGAATTAATGTGGCGCTATCCTGATGGTCGAGTAGCAGAACGCAAAGTATCTAATGGTTATGTAACAAAAGCTGTTCGTGGAACAATTACCTCAGAAGAAGCTAAGGGGTTGTATGTTGTTCTCTGGGATTATATTCCTTATGATGATTTTTTAAACGAATATTGTTCAGTTGGTTATGCTACAAGATTTAAATTTGTTGGGCTAGCAGTTCCAGAAAATCAAACTAAATTACAAATTGTTGAATCCGAGATTGTAAATTCTCGCGAAGAAGTTATGCAAAAATATCAGCGTAATCTAGAACGAGGCGAAGAAGGCGGAATTCTTAAAGCAATGGATGGTGTATGGGAAGCCAAACGATCTAAATACCAATTAAAATTAAAAGCAGAAGACCCTATGGATCTATTGGTTGTTGGTTTTGAATATGGTACTCCAGGAACTCAATTTGAAGGTATGTTGGGATCATTAATTTGTGAAACTGCTTGTGGTCGATTGCGAGTAAATGTTGGTTCTGGATTTAAACATAAACGAGGTGAGCGAGATAACCCAGAATCTTATGTTGGTAAAATTATCGAGGTAAAATATAATTGTATTATTTCAAACCGAGATTCAGATATTAAATCTTTATTCCTACCAATTTTTTCTCGCGTTAGGGATGATAAAACTGTTGCTAATACTTTAGAGGATATAGAATGAAAATTATTAAAGGTGATTTATTAGATTTATTTGATGCTGGCGAGTTCGATGTTATCGTTCATGGTTGTAATTGTTTTTGCGCTATGGGCGCAGGGATTGCTCTACAAATTAGGAATAGATATCCAGAAGCGTATTTGTCAGACAAATCAACAGAACAGGGTGATATAACAAAATTGGGTTCATATAGCGCACATACCTATATGGATAAGGGTTTAACAATTGTAAATGCGTACACTCAATACATGCCTGGATATAATGACCTAAAGCAAAATTATCAAGCAATCAATGATTCTATGCGATTAATTGCTACGGATTTTAAAGGTAAAAAAATTGGGTTACCATTAATTGGTGCTGGTTTAGCAGGTGGTGACTGGAACATTATTCGAGATATTATTAAAAATAATTTAGAAGGTATGGTTGATTATACAATTGTGGAGTGGCAACGATGAGCGATTTTCCTGAATATGTATGTAAATTAATGGCAGCATCTAATGCTGTATTATTAACAGGTTCAAAATATATTTGTCCATCTCAAGAACACAATGATATTGATATTATGTTATTAGTAGATGACATTGAGCAATTTGAACAACAGCACCAATTAGATAATAAATGCGGCGATAGTTATCCAGATGATGATATGGTATCATTTAGATATGGTGTCTATAATATCTTATTAACAGATGAACCTGGATATTTCCGTAAATGGAAATTAGCCACAGAAATTGCTACCAAATTAAATTTAATCTATAAAGAAGATAGAAAATATTTGTTCCAGCAATTAGTTGATGATGATTCTATTATTGTTGACATCAAACAACCGGAGAGCATTAAAAATGCTAGACTTAATAAAAGAGCTACAATCTGATGTTAAATTTTCTAACGATCTTGCAATCGCATGTGGCGGCAACCATAAATTTATTTTCATGGGTTTACGAGGAGAAACTATTACTGGGTTAATTAGAATTAACTTAAAAGATAAATTTACATTAATGCCCGTACACTGGGATAGATACGGATTGCCGATTGATATCCAAAAATATCCGTCTAAATATTATATTAGATTAGTTGTCAGGCAATAACATGAAATCAAATTATATTAATCCAAAATTAAAACGAGTTTATGCTAGATATAAAACTCTACAAACATTAAAACAAACAGGTAAGATTACTGCTGACCAACAAGAAGAATTGATTATGCTCAGTAAAGCTTTAATAGACAATTTAATTCAAGATAATGTTAAAATGAAAAAACAAAATCTAATGGATACTGCTGCTAATTTAAACAGATCCAATGAATGAATATCGTTTTGAATACTTAAAAAAATTGGCTGATCAAGATAAATTAACGGATGCGCAACGAAAAGAGTACGTTGCACTGTTAAAACAGAAAAAAGTGCTTGACTCCCAGGAAAATTTATAGTACAATAGTATTTTAATTAGTGAGGTGATATGTGTTAATTTTTGACGTAGAAACCATGGGTGTTGAATCTACAACTGTTATTTTATCTGCAGCTATTGTTTATATCGATATCACAAAACCAAATACCTGGGAATCATTATATTCTGATGCGCTGTTTGTAAAATTTTCAGTAAAAGATCAAATTGAAAATTATGGTAGAACTGTTGATAAAGATACAATTGCTTGGTGGAATAAACAATGTGATCTTGTAAAACAACAGAGTTTCTTTCCTAAGAAAGACGATCTTCCAGCTAAACACGGAATTGAAATCCTGCGAAATTATATCAATCAACATTGTGATCCAGAGAATACATTAATCTGGACTAGAGGTGGTCTTGATCAAATATCTATTGATAGTTTGTGTAAAGCTGTTGGTGTTGATTTATTAGTGCGATACAGCAATTATCGTGATATGCGAACTTATGTAGATTTAGTTGCTACAAATCCAAAACGCGGATATTGTGATATTGATGCAAGTAAATATCCAGGAACATGGGATAGAAATGTTGTGATAAAACACAATCCTCTGGATGACATTGTACTAGATGCACTGCAACTTTTATATCCAGAATAAATAAATTTAATACATTTACCCTCGGGCATCGCGAGAACGGGACGTATGATATAACCGGAAATATCCCTGTCTATTAGATAAAGTGACAATGCCGTTATATTGACGTTTCTGTTGGGTGGCAGATTGGTACGACTCACTCTTTCTGTTAAATGTATTGCTCTTTTTAAAATCACACTAGGTGTTCAGGTTCGATAAGGTAAGATAGTATCAAAGAACTCGGTTTGAGTCCGTTATGTCCTTATGCAGTGTGATTTTAAAGTATTCGTTGAAGGTGTTATAATAGTTTTGGCGGACGGGGATAGCATTATTCCCCCACCTCCACCAGAAACATACTTTTGCCGCAGCTAAGTAGTGACGACGGTCACATAAACGAACTGGAATGAAAAAATTCTGCCGGACCAGTTTAAGTGTGTTTCTGATGGGGGTGAACAGATTCGACGTTGAGATCAAAGAACACTGGAGAATCGAGAGATGACTGACGTAATCAGCATAAAATAAGTAAATGGCGAAGCTAAAAACGACGCTTTCTATAATTCTACTGCTCTAGCAGCTTAAAATTATAGTTGGGTTTTTGCGGTTTTCCTCGAAACAGAATAAACCGTTTTCTTACATTTATAATTCATTAGGTGATCATGAAACATATAGAAACATTATTAAAAATCGTATTTTTTCCTATCGTATTTGTTCTATTATTCATATTTGCCGCTCAGATTAATGAGCAATTAGTTGCGGCATTTAAAGCAGCGCATCCAAAACCACAACCAGAATTTGTTCAACCAGAACAAAAACCGGAATTAACTATTCCAAAATTAATCCCATCAACAGCAATATAAGTATTGTTTTAACTAAAAGAGGAAACTTATGCAAGTATTAAATGATTATGTTATCGTTAAGAAACAAAAAGATGAGTATCAAGGTCTTATTCAAGGAGTTGAGAGTGATGATGCAATTAAAGCCAAAGTCTTAGGATTTGGCGGGTGGGTTGAAGATTTAAAATTGGAAGATACAATCATGATTGATTGGAATGAAGCTAAGAAAATTAAAAATGATTTGTATGTAATTAAATCAGAGCATATTATTGCAATCTACGGCGAAGATGATTAAAAAATACAAAAAACGACCAGTTGTAATTGAAGCTGTTGTATTTGAATATACATCAGAATGTTTATTATTTTTGAAAAACTGGCTTGGTGATGCTTATCGTGATGCTGGAATGTACGATACTGATGAGAATGAAGCTTGGTTAGAAATCAAAACTCTAGAAGACAGAAGTGATTCGTATCATATTGCATCTGAAGGTGATTATATTATTCGTGGTGTCCAAGGAGAATTCTATGCATGTAAGCCAGACATCTTTGAGGAAACTTATCAACAAGTAATCAGTCCTATCGTCGAACGAGATATGGATTCAGATAACAACAATGGATGTTAATATAGATTTAAATAATTATATTTACACAATAAAAGGAAACTAAAATGGCAAAAGAAGTAAAATTTGGTAACGATGCTCGTGTATTAATGGCACAGGGTGTGAATGTTTTAGCAGACGCAGTTAAAACTACATTGGGTCCAAAAGGACGTAATGTTGTATTAGAAAATGCATTTGGTGCTCCAACCATTACAAAAGATGGTGTATCAGTTGCTAAAGAAATTGAATTAGCAGACCGTTTCCAGAATATGGGTGCGCAAATGGTTAAACAGGTTGCAGCTAAAACAAATGATGTGGCTGGAGATGGAACCACAACTGCAACAGTATTAGCTCAGGCTATTGTAAATGAAGGTTTAAAATCAGTAGCAGCTGGTTTTAACCCAATGGATTTAAAACGTGGTATTGATTTAGCAGCAGCGGTTGCAATTGAAGCGATTCAGGCTAATTCTATTCCATGTACAGACAGTAATTCTATTGCTCAGGTCGGTACAATTTCAGCTAACTCAGATTCTGCAGTTGGTGATATTATTGCTGAGGCAATGGACAAAGTTGGTATTGAAGGTGTCATCACTGTTGAAGATGGTACTGGATTCCAAAATGAATTAGAAATTGTAGAAGGTATGCAATTTGATCGCGGTTATCTATCACCTTATTTTGCTAACAAACAAAATACAATGACTGCTGAATTAGATGATCCATATATTCTATTAACAGATAAACGAATTTCAAACATCCGTGAATTATTACCAGTTCTTGAAGCAGTAGCAAAATCAGGTCGTGGTATTTTAATCGTAGCTGATGATATTGAAAGCGAAGCTCTTGGTGTATTGGTTGTTAATACAATTCGTGGTGTATGTAAAACCGTAGCAATTAAAGCTCCTGGTTTTGGTGATCGTAAACGAGCTATCCTAGAAGATATCGCAGTGTTAACTGGCGCTACAGTTATTTCTGATGATGTTAGTTTGACTCTAGATAAAACTACAGTCACGCATTTAGGTACTGCAAAACGTGTAACAGTAACCAAAGATAGCACTACAATTATCGATGGTGCTGGCGAAGAATCAGCTATCTCAGTTCGCGTTGAACAAATCAGAGCTCAAATTGATGAAGCAAGCAGCGATTTTGATCGCGAAAAATTACAAGAACGTCTAGCTAAAATCGCTGGTGGCGTGGCTGTAATTCGTGTTGGTGCTGCTACTGAATTGGAAATGAAAGAGAAAAAAGACCGATTCGATGATGCATTAAATGCAACCAGAGCAGCTGTTAAGGACGGTATTGTGGCTGGTGGCGGTACTGCCTTAATCAAAGCATTATCGGCTCTTGAGCAGCTCGAGGGAGCTAATGCAGACCAAAATGTGGGTATTTCTATCTTGCGTAGAGCAATGGAAGAACCGCTACGTCAAATCGTGACTAATGCTGGCGCTGAAGCTTCGGTTGTGTTAAATCAAGTTAAATCTGGCGCGGAAAATTATGGTTATAATGCAGCCACTGGCGAATATGGTAATATGTTTGAATTAGGTATTATCGACCCGTCTTTAGTTACTAAAACTGCACTATTAAATGCAGCTTCAGTTGCTGGTTTATTGTTAACCACTGAAGCAATGGTTGGTATTATCCCAGAAGAAAATGATGGTGGTATGCCAAACTTTGGTCCAGGTATGATGTAAAAGATAAAGGGAGCTTCGGCTCCCTTTTTTCATTTGGAAGTTGCGTGATATGTACCAGTCCAGTTATCTGGACATTCTCCAGAAATACGTTCTAACATTAATTCATAATAATGTTGAAGATCTCCTGGTTGTTCGGATAAATGTTTACAAATAATCGCAGCAGATTTCCAATCCCCAGCATAATATGCTTCTAGATATAATTGATGTTCTGGTGGTGGATTTGCTACCGTGAAAATCTTAATCCCTTCTTTTTTTCCCTTGACTGCTACTGTATCGAGTTCAACAAAATCATTCATAAGAAAAACTCCACCCAATACAATTACCGGATTTTGGTTTATGGTTATGTTTCAATATTTTTCCTGCTATTGATTGAGATAATGATTTAGATTCGCAAAATATTCTAAATTCTCCATGAATATGGAATATTTCGCCTTCTGGAGATATCGCTTTAATTTTTAAAGCTCTTGGGTTATTGGATCCTGCTTGTAATCCTTTTTGAGCTTTTGAATTATTTAATCTTTGTTGTTCAGTTCTAGTCTTTCCTATATTGGCTAAACTTAATTTTTTTCTAGTAATTTCAGATACAGATCTATTTTTAGATTCGGTTGATCGTTTTTCTCTCATTATTTGAGCTTTTTCAACCGAGCCATAAATTTCTTCATAAGTTTTATTCTTTTTAGAATTTGAAATTTTCAATTTAGATTCTTTAGTGTGGGTTTTATTTTTAAATGTTCCAGGTTTCCCAAATCGTGGATTATCTTCTGCAAACAGTTTTACCGGATTAGCTGTTTTTATTTCAGAAATTAATTTTTTCGTTTCTTCTGTGTGCTGTTTATTGTACATACCATTACCGGCACCACTTACTCCTCTTCCACCTAATCCATCTTCAAATACCATATTAGCCCATAATGTGGATTCTACAATATCGTTCACACTAGAAAACCATAAAGCATATTCAACCAATTCATCAATATTCACAAATAAATGACACCATAAAGTTTCTACAAATTTACTATTATACTTTTTTATATGGTTTTTCCAATATGGACCAGATCCTTTATATTTGTATGGATTTTTAATCGTCTTACCAAAATAAGATAAGCCTGTTACTGGGTGATATTTAATGTATAACCAAGTAGGTTTAAATTCTAATCGTTGTGATTCTGATATTGTATGTGTATAAATATTTTCGCTGGACATAACTGTTCCTCGTAATAGTGTTAAGAATATGTTTAGAGTAGATGGATATTAGTAGTATCGCGATCTACACATTATTTATACATTTTCAAACTTTAATCTATTTAATGCGTTTTCACTCAATATTAAAGATACTCCGTATCCTTTAGTTTGTCCTTCTAATCTTGCTGCAAGATTAACCTCATCCCCTAATATATCATAACTAAATCTTTCAGAAGATCCCATATTACCAACAAATACAGTTCCAGTACTAATACCAGCACCAACATGTAATGGAGGTTTACCTTCAGATATTAATTCTTCATTTAATTCTGCTAATGCTATTTCCATTTCTTTTGCAGTTTTAATAGCCATTGATGCGTGATTTTCTACATCTAATGGAGCACCCCACCATGCCATAATAGCATCACCAATAAGTTTTCCAACAGTACCTTCATTTTTCATTATAATAGGTAACATTTTATCCATATATCGGGTTATTAAATTGGTTAACCCCATGGGATCAGTTTTATAATGCTCAGACAGCGTTGTAAATGACCTAATATCAGAAAAATAAATTGTCAATTCTCTAGATTCTCCACCAAGAGTTAACAACTCAGGATTTTTTTGCAACTTTTCTACCAATGCAGGACTTAAATAAGTTCCAAATTGTCGTTTAATTTGCAATTTAGCGTTTAGTTCAGTAATAAATTTAACAGTGAAACTATGAGCATACACCAGAAAAATGCCCAGAACAGGAATCGTAGCGTCCAAAAGGTAATGATAATTGTTAAAAATATAACTAACACCAAAATGTATAGAGGTAATAGCTGTAATAACAGGAATAAATCCATATTTCCACCGCACTAATAATATAGAAACAATACTCAATAATAATGTTGATAATAATTCAACAACTGTTGCCCAATCTGGTCTAGAAATATTAGTACCTTTTAAAATTGTATCTAATACCGTAGATTGAAGTTGATGCGGATAGACGTTCCCTCTAGCTGTTGCGACAGGATTATTGAGTCCTCGTCCAGTAAGCCCGACAATAACAATTCCACCATCAAAACTATCGGGTAATCTATTGAAGGAATATTCCATCGGTATGTTCGACCAATCGATCCAGATTCTTCCAAATTCATCAGTATCAATTTTTCCAAACTGAGGGATTCTAACTGCTTCGATCCCCGATTCATTAGACTTAATTTGAAAGCTAGGGTCTCCAGCTGCAACTCTAAGCGTTTCCATCGAGATGGACGGGTAGAGAGTATCTGTGGCTGATACAACCATGGGTATTCTTCTGGTGACTCCATCAATTTCTGGGAGGGTATTAACGACTCCAATGCCTGCTGCACCCTGATATTCTGGGATGTTAGATTGTATTCCCTTGTACTGTGGCGCCCAAGGTCTGGCAGATTCACCGATTTCGGATACGCCAATTTTAGGGGCAACACTAGCAGTAGAATCATTAACCCCAACTTCAGGTAAGATAACTGGATAGGTGTCAATAATTTTTTTGAGTTCATTGTCCTTTCCAAACCTATCAGATTCTGGCATGAATACGTTAAAAACAACTAATCCAGCTTGATGGTCAAATAATGTCTGGATTATCTCAGCATATTTGTCACGCGGAAATGGGAATTGACCATAGCGTTTGATCGTTTCATCATCAATATTAACAACACGAATTTGTTCAGAAGGTTTAACTTGCTGACTTGTTATAATTGTGTCGAAATATCGAAGTCGAATCGATTCTATGAAACTAGGGTCAGCAACCCGTAGCACTATTACTAATGCTAGAGTTACCAACGAAAACCATGGAGATAATAAAACTTTTCTCATTTTAAATTAAATTTCATTTGCGTTGCTTGCTCAACTTCTTCTAGCGACACTTGATATTTCGGTAAATCTGTCACAGGTAACGCAGCATTTGGCATTAAATATGCTTGCACGGATTTATTATTTTTCTCGACAATTATTTTATACAATCTAGTTGGAATACCCAAACCATTACCAGTTACAGAGTATCCAGGATCAAAAATGCCACCAGAAATAATATAATAATCTGTTCCTGCAGTTGAAATCATTTCGCGTTCTTTAGTTTCTAATTGTTTCCAGATCCCACGATTATTGTTTGCTACCTGAGCTACCATGTTACTCAAATCAAAACTTTCGCTCATAATATCAGCACTTTGAGTATTGTTTCCAGCTGGAGATAAATGTCCTCTATCATGAGTTTTACCAACAGTAGCATAATCGGCTAAAGTAGCTGAACATTGCGGGGAAACATCAGAATCAGGGTGAAAATTATCTTTTCGTTTAGCTGGACCAGTAATATCTTCTTTGGTTAAATGTTCAAATACTGCAACTGGAGCCTTTACTCCGCATCTATGAATTACTGCATAATTTGCATGACAAATTTCTTGATCGCCTTGCTGAGATTCATATTGTGGAGTTCCGTTTACAGTTAATTGCGGACATTGTTCGTTAATAGTTCCTGCAAATACAGCAGTAGAAAACGCTAAACATAGTGCTAAAACAAGTTTTTTCATGATTACCTCACGTTATATTTAAAAAAACTATTTATTTTTGAATAATAGTAATTTTTGTTGCAACACCCATATTAATTCTTTGAGATAATGGAACACCTTCTTGATTTAAATTTAATGTTGCATCTGAATTTTTATCAATTTTTAATTCAAATTGGTGTTTTGATGATTTGTTTAATACTAATTGTTCAATAGAATTAATATAATATTTTAAATTACTAGCCTCATTATATCCAGGCAACATTACCCCAACAGCTAATAAATCGCTGCCGACTTGATTAGTAGCGTTCAACATATCTTCCATTAAAGCAACCTCAAGATAATTTTTATCTAATTCGCTGCTTAAATCTAAAACATTTAAATCTAATTGTTTGTATGATAAAAAATCTTGATCAAGAAAATTAATATCTAAATCAGTTTTTATTTGTTCTACTTTTGTTGAATTATCTGTAGATTTTACAGGAGGAGATACAATTAATGTATTATCTATATTAGCTGCATCGATTGATATGATAACAGGTTTTGTTGGAGCAGAATTTTTATCTGATACAACTGTTGTCTGGAATGCTTGGTTCATTAAAACAAACCCTGCATCAGTAGAAACTTCAATAGCACCTGTAACACAACCAGTAATATCACAACTGGGTAATAAAATAATTGTACTTTTACCTAATTCATCAACAGTGGCGCTAAAATCAGTGCCCCGAATTGAAATTACGGAAGTCGGCGTATTAATAGATACTGTTTGAGGATTATGTTTAGCAATTTGTCCTGAAGTATATCTAACAGTTCCTAAAGCAAACTTTAAAGCTAATTTCCCTGCTGTTTTTTTAGGGTCGTATATAAAATCATCAATAATAAGTTTACTTTGTTCAGACACAGCAACTCGTGTATTATCTTCAAATTTAATATTAAGTTTAGAATTAGCTGTAATAATAGAATCTTTAGATTCTACTGGAAATTGCTCTTTAGTTGCATAGGATCTATTATTCCTATTAATTTCAGCTAATCCTGTTTGGTATTCGATTTTCCCTATATCAGATAAAACATTCACTGATATAAATGTTAAAAATACAAATACACAAAATTGCATATTAAGTCAAATATTTGTCTTTAAATTTCAATAAAAATTCATCAGATTTCATATTTAGCCCAGGTGGTAATTTAATCTTTAATGTTTTAGCTAATTCTTTTATGTCAAGATATATTTTTCTATTAGATCTTTGTTTGGATAAAGTGAGTAAAGGATGTGTCCCATCAGCTATTCGTTTTTTATTCAACTCCGGTCCTAAAAAAGGGTGCGTACCATTAGAGACGTTTGTTGCATTCATTTCTTTAACTCTATTAGATTGATTTTCTCGAAATTCTGGATTAAGGAATATATGAGTCCCTTCAGATAATAATTTTAATTGAACATTTCTTTGAAAATCGGAATTTAAAAATGGATGTGTTCCATCAGCTATTCGCTTTCTATTTGATTCTGGACCTAAAAAATTATGGGTTCCATTTAAAACTCGTTCTCTTGAAAAACTCCCCCCAATCTCCCCACCTAAAAAATTATGGGTTCCTTCTGCAACTTTCTCTTTTTGTTGCCTTCTAACAGTTTCAGAATCTCCGCCAGTTAACCCATTTTCTGGCACAATATTCGCCCAAAAATCAGAATCCACGATATCATAAATTTCAGATAGAGTTATAGCAACGGATAATAATTCATCTATATCTGTATATAATTTATACCATAAAGTGGTAACAAATTTAGTTCCGTGTTTTTTTATATGTTTTGACCACCTAATACCAGATCCTTTATATTTTATTGGATCAGATTTAATCGTTTTTCCGAAATATTTTAATCCAGTAACTGAATGTTGTTTGATATAAAGATATGTTGGTTTAAAATTTAAACGCTGTTGTTCTGTGATAATATAAATATTTGCGCTGGACATTGTTAATCCTCTTGATTAAGTGTAAAAATGTTTAGAGGTAGTGGGATCGGGGGATCCGCGACTACCGTCTATTTATATTAATTGGATTGATTAACAGTAATATTATTGTTAGAACCAGTACTTTCAATTTTTATACTCTTATCCAAAGTTCCGCTTTGAGTTAAATCAATTGTATTACTGTTACCAGTTAAAGTTAAATCAGCAGATACAATACCAGAACTTGTACTTGTATGAGTAATAGCATTACTATCACCAGTTACAGTCATTTTACTATTAGTTGTAGCACCAATTGTAGTGTCAATAGTATTATTATCACCCGATATAGTATGATTGATTGTAGTATTGTTACATGTCACAGCAGTTTTGACTCCACAATTAATTGTTTCTTTATTATCATTACCTGTTGTACTTAATGTAACAGTTGTATTATCACCATTTACGATCAAATCTAATTCATTTCTAGAACCAATTTGTTCAATAGTCGACACATCACTACTTCCACCAAAAAATGAAGGATTAAGAGCTGTCCCAATACGATTATCAACACCCTGTTGTGTTAATGTAATATCAGATAAACTCCCAACCTGTTCAATAAAAATATCATTAGCAAATGTAGTAGTAGCAAAGAGCATAACAAACATAATCAAATATGTTTGTAAGATTTTCATCTATTTTTCCTTTTTAAATTTCCAAAGACCTCGTTTTTCCCCTTCAATTATCATAGAATAAACACTGTCTTCAATAGCAACTCTAACACCTTCAGTAATAGGTTCGTTGACGCTATTTCCAACTTCTGCTTCTAGAGCAGTTACATTACCAGTTCCAATAAACATCATAACACCAGCATCACTAGCAAAACTATAAATCGTTTTAGTTGTTGCCACTGATACTAATACTTCCCCAGATGAAACAGAAATTAATCTCATCGAGATAGTAATTTGATCAACTCTATATTCTTGGGTGAATCCAAGTTTAAATAACCTTAACCCTATTCCACCCGTACGAATATCAGAATCGTATCCACTAATGCTACCTGTTACCATTAATCCACTAACTAATAATGGAGGTAATGGTTTAGATTCTTTTCCTTCGTAAACATCTCGTTGATTGCGAATTAATTGTCGCTCTTTAACTAAATTATCTAAACCAACTCGTTCAACAACCTTAAACCAATTTTTTGAATCTTGTAATGCTTTGATAACAAACGATTCTGCTCCCTGTGGAACAGCTGTTGATAATTGAGCTAATTTGTCTGATGGTTTACGTTGCCCAGTTTTATCAGTAAAATCGTAAATAGAAATTGGTATTGCTGGTCCTTCCAATTCCGGTAATTTATTACTTAATGTGATTCTTGATGTTATAGGAACGGGATCTTCTCTCATAATATCCAAAGCAATTTGAGAACACCCTGTAAGCAATAATATGGATAAAATCATATATTTCATATTAAAATCCAAACTGACCAATAGGAACTATAATATCAGTGGTATTACCATTAGATTCTGTAATTGTTAACGATACATCAGTTGCACCTTTAACCCAATTAATAGATGTTCCCTGAAAATCCATTGTACCTGATGTTGCTCCACTATCAGTAAACATTTGATCAGCTAATTGTTTGGATAATTGAGCGTAAATCCTGGACTCAACATTAACTAAAAATTTAGATAAATTGCTATTTTTAGCATCAGCTGCAGCTTTGGCTATGCCAGCTGCTGCATCATCTTTTATTTTTTGCTTTCGAGCGGATTCTATTTGTTCTAGAGTTATTACTTGAGTTGACCAACCATTTCCCGAAAATGATGGATTATTGAATTCATAAACTAGATTAGAGGCGTTAACATCAATTGAAAAACACATAATAAAAAACAACTTTAATAGGTGTTTTCTCATATAATTATCCTGATCTTGGACGTTTTGGTTTTGGCGGTTCTTCTTGATCTTGTTGTAATAAAGCCTTTTCACGAATTTGAAGAACTGTATTTAATTTAGCAGTTAATCTCAAAAGATCGTTATCACAAAGACGTATTCTATCAATAAGAGCAATTAACTCTTTATTAGCTTCACCTAAAACTGGGTTAATCTCATTGATTGTAAAATCCCAAACGTAACGAACCATTCTGAGCATAAAAAATGATGAAACTGTCGGAAAACCGTATTTTGAGATTAACTCGCCTATTTCTGTAATGTCCATATTATGTCCATATTATGTTTTTAATTTACAATTATTAAAATGCCATCGCATCATAATTGGTTTATTGCCAATTTTATTACAATATGGACAAGTAACTTGTATATTAACATGAAATTCCACGCCATATTTTTCTAAATTAGTTTTTTTAAATGTATTAAATATTCGTTCTTTTATTTCTGGATCTTTTGATGGATGGTCTACTCCATATACTTCCAAACAAGTCTGTTTCGATTTTTCTTTTATTATCGGCGATTGCAACCCATATTCATAACCATATCTTTCTAAATTAGTTAATTTAGTATTTTCTTTTATTACGTCAGATTGTAAGGGAAATTCTACACCATATTTTTTTATATTGGTGTCTTTCATTCTATTTAAAATTTCTTCATTTTTTGCAGGAGAATCTACTCCATAATTATCTAATAAAGTTTGTTTAGACTTTTCCTGTATTTCTGGAGCTTGTAAACAATATTCGTAACCATATTTTTCTAAACATGTTGTTTTAGATTTGTCATAAAATTCTGAGGTTCCAAATACCATTCCCTCATTATTATGTTTATTATACCAATCAGGCGAAGTTGCACAATTATATTCGTTTAAAAACCATGTTTCATATTGATATACAGATTGTACGCTAAACGGAATTATAAGTTCATCTAAAGTTATAATTTCTATTATTTCAAATACATCAACGCCTTCCCGTTCTATTATAGAATTAATTATTATAGATGATGTAGTATATCCGCCTTTTTGCATAAATTCTGATGGGTGACAACCTTTTGCCCATCTAGATCCAGCATATTGTTTACCCGTTTCTTTATGTCGGATAATATAAAAATATGGCATATAAATATTTTTGCTGAGCATTATTGTTCTCCTTGAACGATTGTAAGAATGTTTAGAATAGGTGGAGCCTCGGAACTCGCGACCTATACTTTATTTATAAAACCCTAATCTCTGCGAGCGTCTCGTTGCCCATCTGATCTTGAAATACGTTCTAGATCTGGACGTAATCCTAAAACAGCAGATATAGTAACGTCAATTTTAATTAATTCGTTAGAAGTATTTTTAACTCTATTTTCCAGCGCCATAACGATTGACGCCAATGTTCTAACTGATGTAATAACATCACCTAAAACAAATTTTAACGCTGTGAAAATAAAACTTCCTAGTGCACTACTAGCAATAATAGGAATAATAACATCAGAAAAAAACCCAATATATGCTTGATTCATATTAATCCTTGTTCATTTCTGCAGCAACTTCATGGTGTACCTTTTTAGGTAACGGATCAACCATTAAAGATTTTGACACTAATTTATCTAAATCTAGTACATCAACATTCATTTGACGCACGCGACCATCCATTGAGCGTAGTAATCCTGTTAATTTTTTAATTGTTTTAACAACACTACCTAAAACCAATTCAATTGCCTGCATTAAAAACCAACCACAAACAACAGCAATGGCTATTGGTGCACCACACTGTTCTACAAGATCAAAAAAATTAGGGATACCGATATCCATGGATTATCCTAACAATTTCTTAGCTGCATCATAATGATGTTGACGGTCGGTCAATCCTGTTGTTCCACCATTAATCGCCTTAGTTAATCCAACAAAATCTTTTTTATCAACAAATCTCTCATTTAATCTATTTTCTTTCCAGAAAAATGCGCCACTAGCAATAGCACCTTCTAAAGTTTCACAATAAGCAACAGTTTCGTCTAGGGATTTCCCACAAGATTTAGAGAATTTTGTATAATTATCTTTTCCAGTTAACTGAATCGCACCGCGACCACGATATTTCCAACCCTCTCCGCTGGCTTCAGAACCATTTCCCATACGATCACAATAGACTTTATTAGCGATTTTTTCTGGATTGCGATTATAAGCACCTGCGGTTGCCGCAGTAAACCGTTTTGGCCAAACTTTACATAAACCTTCAGCTGAATAATTTAAGTTTTCAATAAAAACTGTAAACCCAGCACTTTCGTGTCCGCATTGTGCCAAGAAACACGCAACTCTTTCAGTTCCTGTAATATCATATTTTGGGAGAACAACATTTAATGCATCAGTTAATCCACTAGGATCTTTATGTTTAGGGAATAATGATTTAACTGTACCTAATGACACAACACCAGCAGAAATTTGTTTAGGTTTTTCTTCTACAGGAGGCGTTGCAGTACCGTCTGGAAAATCTTTCACAGCTTTTCTAGTAGCTGGACCATCAAGACCATCAGCAGTGATTTTTGCACCGCGAGCAATTAATTTTTTTTGTAACTCAAAAATTTTCGGATCGCCTTTTGGTGACATTTTTGGTTCAGTAACTGATGGAACTACAACATCAGATAATGATTTAGAAACTTCTTCAAGTTTTTCGTCCAATAACCCTTTTAACATATCTAGCATAACGCACCTCTTTTAACAAATTGCTTTTTCTATATTTAGGTTTAACAGGTTTTTTAACCGAATCGTAAAAAAGTGCTTGCTTTTTTACCGCAAAAACGGTATAATGTAGTTGTACCTTAACTTAACTTGGAAAACTTTATGCAAAAAATCAAACACTATTTCGAAAGCCGTAAAATTTTTAAAGAAATTAAAGAAGCAAATAACTATCATGTTATTAAACCGTTTTTACACGGTTCACAATTAGAATATCGCAGATTTGCGAATTATGTTTTCCTAAAAGATTCTAAAGAAAACCAAGAAGCATTGGCTAAACGAAATTTCTCAGATTTCAAAGAAAGTGTACAGAAACACGTTAATTGGGAATTAAACGATGAGGTGTTGGATTTTGGTGAATCAATTCTTTATAACAAAAAATATAACATTATGTTGGTAATGGTTCCTGAAAAGAAATGGAACACATTAAACACCTCAGTTACAATTGCAGAAAAAACTGATAGCGGTATTGAAGTCCAAAGAAATGTGTTGGTTAATGTTTATACAACTTTAATCTAAAATTCTTCCATCATCCATATAGCATTTCTAGGTAACGCTTCAAGCATCTTATCTCTAGTAAATAGATTATTCGCAGTACAAAAATCATCAAATTTGACGTATTGCGAATAGTCTTTTACATCAAACATACTCTCTAAAAAATCACAACGTTCTTCAAAACTTGTTATTTGATCGCTCATAGATTTTCTCCATTTATATCTTATTTATTTTTATAAATACTATAAAATTAACCAATTTATAGAGTTTAAAATGGCATCTACATATTCTGATTTACTCCGCTTGGAGTTAATGGCAAATAAAGAAAATAAGGGAACTTGGGGAACAAAAACCAATAATAATTTGGATATTGTTATCGAAGCTGCAATTGCTGGCATGGCAACTGTTTCAATGTTAAACGCAGATTATACATTAACTACAGCTAACGCAAGCGATGATGAAGCCAGAAAAGCTATTCTAACGATTACATCTTCTGTCTCATTAACAGCAACCCGAAATATAATTATCCCAACTTCTACTAAAATTTATATTATATCAAATAAAACAACAGGTGGACAAAATATTGTTGTCAAAACTGCGGCTGGAACTGGTGTTACTATTTTAAATAATTCTACAAAAATAATTTATTGTGATGGGGTAAATGTTGTAGAAGCAATTACGCAAATTAACGCTAACACTATATTTGTTGGAACAAGTGCAAATACTACACAATTCCCTAATTCATCTGTCACCATATCATCAACTGCTACTGCTAATCAACGATCTGAAATACATAATATAGGATTATTGGCAGAAGGTGTGGCGCACGCAACTGATGCAAACGTGTACGGGGTTGGGGTATATGGAAAAGGTTATACAAGCCCAGCAACTAGATGCGCTGGAGTTATTGGTGAAGCACATGTTTTAGGAGTTGCTGATCAAGGATCTGCAATTGGTGTTCGTGGATATTCTAATGACATACACACAGGTGGCCATAATGTCGGGTTATTTGGTGAAGCATCTGGCGCCAGTGGTTCAGGTAATAATTATTCTTTGTATTTAAATAATGGCGGGATTTATTTAAATAGTGCTCAAACATGGTTATTAGGCGCTAATTTAACATTTTCTAGTTCAAATATAATATACAGCAACACAAATATTTACACAACTGGTATTAGTAGTGTTTTAGTTGGTGGATCTGGTGGTATAGGGTATGGTCCTGGTTCTGGTGGAACAATTACTCAGCTTACAAACAAAGCAACAACAGTTGTTTTAAATAAAACATCTGGACAAATAACAACAAATAATGCTGTTTTAGCAGGAAATACAACAGTATCATTTACAATGACTAATTCAACATTAAAAGCTGGTGATGTATTAGTTCTTAACCATTTATCTGGTGGTACTGCAGGATCTTATCTTTTAAATGCTCGATGTGCAGCTGGATCAGCATCAATCAATATTAGAAATGTAACGGATGCATCATTAACAGAAGCAATTACAATCGCATTTGCAACAATTAAAACAGCTACAGCTTAAATAATATAGGAAATCTTTAAATGATAACAGAAATTTCAAGAACTTTATATGGTGTATATGATTATGCCAACACACAAATTAATTTTGAATCAAATCCATATCTTCAAGCAACTAATGATTTAATTCTATATTTTACAGACAATGATGCTAGATATGCAGCTAAAGTTTCTAGTGTTTCTGGAAATAATGCCGTTATTGATTTTTCAAATGCTCAGTATGATGGGTGGGGTGTGGTTGCTAAAACTCCAAATTATGGAGCAGGTTTAACTGGTCCACAAGAAGTATTTTCTTTTAAATTTACTAATCCACCTAATGCAGTTCTTCAAGCATTCTCAACTGGAGGCAGTTCTAATGTTGCTATTGAAGTATCAACAGATCAACAACATTGGATCTCATTAGCCACATTACCAATTACCGTTGCTAATTCAAATACTGCATATACAACAGTAACAACTCCTTGGCCATATGGAAGACTTAATATTACTAATATTGGCGCTGGAAATTCAATTGCAGTAAACAAAGTAATATAATAAATACATAGCTGGTCGCGGACTCCCACATCCCACCAGCACTAAACATTATAATTATAAGGAGGAATAATGTCTAGCGAAAATATTTATATAACAGAAAAACAAATGAAAAATTTTAAACCAACATATTTAATGATAAAACAACATAAATCAACAGGTTTAAAATATTTATGTAAAACTAATTCTAAAAACCCATTTAAATATAATGGATCTGGAGATTATTGGTTAGCTCATTTAAAAAAACACGGTACGAATGTTGATACACTATGGTGCAAATTATTTAATGATATTAATGTATTAGTTGCTACAGCAATTAACCTATCAAAAAAATATAATATAATTGAATCTGAAGAATGGGCTAATTTAAAATTAGAGAATGGATTAGATGGCGGAACAACTTCCGAACAACAGAAAAAAATACAAAGAAAACGAGTTGATGATGGAACGCATCATTGTTTGGGAGATGGAGAATTTCAAAGAAAAATTCAACAAAAAAGACTTGAAGACGGTACACATAATTGGATTGGCGGAGAATTTCAACGGGAATTAGCGCAAAAAAGGATTAAAGATGGTACGCATAATTTTTTAAATGATAATCATCCATCTAAAGTAAAAATAAAAGATGGAACGCATTTTTTCCTAGGAGATACAAATCCAGTTTATACGCAAATTAAAAATGAAAAAAACATTTTTGTAAATAATAATCCAGGATTACATGGCACATTTCAAAAAGCGAAAGCAGCCAGACCAATTTATCAAGAAATAAAAGAATTATACAAAGCTAATGGGTTAAAATTACCAAAAGGCACATATATGAAATCAGATGAATATTTAGAATCACTTAAACTTAAATACTAAATAACTTAAATACTAAATAACTTAAATAAGGAATTATACATGAGCGCAATGTCCGATTATCTTGAAAACAAAATCATTGATCATATTTTAAGAGGAACACCGTATACAGCACCATCAACAAACGTTTGTATTGCTTTGTTTACAACAACACCTAGTGATACAGGTGGTGGCACAGAAATTCCTAGTTCTAACAACTATACTCGTGCTAATGTTGCTGCAAGTTTAAGCGGTTGGACAGGTACACACGGTGGTTCTGGTGCAGTAAGTTCTGGTACAAGTGGTTTTGCTAACAATGCGTCAATAATTTCATTTAATGCTCCATCAGGTAACTGGGGCGTTGTTCAAGGTTTTGGTATGTATGATGCATTCACTGGCGGAAACTTGTTATTCTATGGAGCATTAACTGTTCCTAAAACTATCAATAATGGGGACGCTGCTCCTAGTTTTGCAGCTAATACATTGTGTATCCAAATCGATAATTAATATTATCTCTCTGGAAATCAAAAAGGGGCTGAAAAGCCCCTTTTTTATGATAAATTAATTTATCAAATTACCATTCTAAAACAGGCAAATCAGCTTCGATATCAGAAAATGATGTAACAACTCGTGTACCTGCTTCAACGGCAGCTAAAATTGAATACAAAATTGCCCAAGATGCATCCCGTAACTCAACCGCTTTTAATCCATCAGCTTTAAAAAGGTCGTTAGAAGAATTGACATAAGTACATGCTGATAAGATACCATCATACCCTCTTTCTTTAGCAAATGCGTCAAGGTTTGATTGGACAACCGAAACGATTGACGCTTTTACCTGTTCCATTTTTGCTATTTGATTTTGTTGGGCGATTACTGGATCCAAATCAACAACAACCCACGATTGTTCGTAATGCCCTTTAGCAGTCAATATTGGGGGACCCTGGACCACTATTTGCGATACAGTATCAAATTCCGGCTGAGGTGTTGTAAATACAACAGCCACGCCCAAAAATTCTAATACTTCTTGCCCCCAAACTGCTGGAAAGCTAATATCTGGATTACGACGTCTCAGCTCACCTTGTGACACCACTTCTTGGGTATCAATGATGATATATTCCATGTGAATCTCCTATTGGATTGAAGTATGGGGGAGTTGAAATCCTCCCCCATGATTATTTATTAAGCAATGGCTAAAAATATGTAAGTTGCTGCATTAACATTGATGTTTGTAGCCGCCACTTGATTAACGATAAATCCCAATGCATCTGGGTCAATGCTATCATCGGTTGTAACTTCAGCAGTGGTGTTATTTAAACTTAGATGAGGGTCGGTAGCAGCAACAATGCCCCTGACGGTGTCCCACACAAACCAATCGCCCGTTGAATCAGCCCGCTTGATAAGAACAAATCTCGTCCCACTAGTAAACCCGCAATTGATTGTCTGAGTGCTTCCGTTGCCTGTGTAGCTGCCTACTTTTGAAACGCCTGGGCATGATGCAAAAAGGTAGGCGACCATCGTAACACCCGCAGACGGATTGGTGTCATCCCCTGTACCAACGGTAAAGCTTGTGCTTGTCGGTGCGGTATTATTCCACATAGGCGTAGAAAGACCGAACGCATTGGTTGAATTTAACAACCCCTTCTTTGTTGCCCCTTGAGACGCTGCATAAACTGCCCAATTCCAGCCACTAGAACTACGGGCTTTCATAATCATCAACTCAGGCGTAACCGTTAAGTTGTGAGTGATTGTCATTACGGTGCTACCTGTTGCCGTATAGCAAACCACATCAAACACACCAGGGGCGCGTTTGAAGAAGTGCGCTGTTATTGCATAGAAAGACGGCCCATTTGCATTCCAAGTGTTGCCCATCCCAAACACAGTTCCGTTCGTATTCCATGCGTAGCTACCCTCCGCGGAAGTTACATGCGTAGCCAAGTGCGGGCTTGTAGCAAACGAACTTGTTGGTGTGTCTGCGAACCCGTATCCAGTCAGTCTGGTTTTGAAGCTGCGGCCATAATGTGGTGATATGACCCCTTTATTCAACTGCATGACCAAATCTGGCTGAAAGCCAATCGTTGAAACCGGAAAAGATGGAGCGTCAACACCGGTTTGGTCAATCATGCTGTAAACCTGCGTCCCAGTTGTCGGTGGCTTGTTGGGGCGACGGATGGCGATGTAGATGTATGTGGTACCACCCTGTAGAGTTGGTGTAACAAATCCTGTCGCCGTTGGATTGCCGCCAGTTAGAACCGATTCGGCAGATGCAATGTTAGCCGACAAATATTGATCGTTCGTTGCCATTGACCAACCGCGAGCTACGTCAAGCATAACCCAACCATCTATTGCCGAACTTGACTTCACCATAACCCATTGCGGTTCGTAGCCAAGGGTTACAGTCGCGTTGCCACTTCCATCAGTCGTAAACGACCCACACGAAATCACATTGTCCGTACCCGTTAGACCAAAACCTCCAGCGTTGTGGGCGAAGATGTAGGCGACAAATGTGCCGCCAGAGGCGTTTAAATAACTGATTGATGTCACACCAAACGCTGTAGATGTAACAGAACCAAAAATGTTAAAGCCTTGGGCTGCGGTACTGTTTAAATAAAGTGTGCTGGCATCTTTATGCCAAACAGACCAATCACCAGCGCTATCAGTGCGTTTGACAATAATGCAGCCAGGAACACTGCCAAGGTTATGCGGAATGTTTTGAGCTGATCCGTTCCCCGTATACGTCACCACATCAAAGAACTTCGGCTGCTTGCGGAATGTCCATGAGGCGTAGTTGGTGCTGGACGCATTTATGACTGTGCTTGACCCGTTTAGGGTGAACCCAGAACCTGTCGTAGTTATGCTGGTTGTTGGTGATGTGGTTATGCTCGCGTTCGTTGCGTTTGATGCTTGATACGCAATTGTGGCGTAGCCGCCGCTGGGTAGATTGAACAAAGCATTATCCGTTGCATTTGTTCTATTTTTAACCCATGTAAGCCCGCCCTTACCTGTCAGGTCAATCCCGTTTGTGATCGTCTGTGTAGAGCCGTTACCTCTATATAGATAGGTGCTGAACACGTCTTCAATATAAGTTGCTGGACTAGCGCCAGCTGCTGCTTGTACTATATCTCTAACACTCATAATAATCCTTTTTTATAAAAAATATTCATCCAACCCCCAAGAGAGATTATTTTAAGTCTTTACCAAGAACCAACCCACTCCAAGTAGTACCACCGTCATGCGTAAAGAAACCCAATACATCACGACCAGAAACAGTTAACGTTGGTGCTATACCGGATGCCCATTTCACACCTGACCACCAAGTAATAGTAGATGAACCACCATTAGTCAAATCCAATACAAATGATATTGCAGTGTTGATAGAAGGAACGTTAGACACAGTGAATGTAGTTACACCAGAAATGGTTTTACTAAAATAATTACCAGTTGCACAATCGATGTCAGAGGCAGCAATTGCTGCTTTAATTTCTTTTGTGCCGGTGATTGTTGGAGCGGTTAAAATTTTATTGGTTAATGTTTGAGATCCAGTTAATGTAACTACGGAACTATCTATTCCTAATGTTGCAGCTGCGGCACCAGTATAATTTGTTCCGGTACTCCAGATCAAACCTGAACCATTAGCTAATGCATTTAATGTAGAACCTAATACAATACCAGAAATAGTATTTGCAGCTAATTTAGAGGTAGAAATTGCAGCTGTAGCACTAATATCAGCATTAACGATAGTTCCGTCCAATAACATAGCTGAAGTAACAGTACCAGTATCCCCAGTAGAAATTAATGTACCAGTATTAGCAGGTAATGTTAATGTTGTTGTACCAGCAACAGCTGTAGGTTGTAAAGTAATGGTTCCGCTTGATGCACCAGGAAGAGCAACCGAAGTAATTCCAGTTAATCCCAAATTACCAGAACTACGATTTAATGCTATTACAGTTGTTCCAATATAATGAGAAGAATTCCCCAAAACAACAGAAGGAATAGTTCCTGCTAAATTAGCAGAAGGAATATTCGTCAAATTAGCTGCGGTAACATTACCAATAGCAGAAACCCAAATACCACTTGTTACCCTACCAACAGAAGTAAGCGAAGAATTTACTACACTGGAATTCAATGTTGTCGCAGAAAGAACATCGGATCCACCGATTTTATATGTTTTACCAGAAACCAAATTTAAATTTTCAGAACTTACCCAACTAGAAATACCAGCTGTATTTGACCAATTAAATGTTTTATCGGTAGTTCCTTTGACGAGTAATCCACCACCATCAGCTGTTAAGTCTGTCGGGGCTGCAGTATTACCCAATTCAATAATTTTATCATTTATTACTAATTTAGTAGAATCAAATGTAGTTGTAATACCGTGAACATAAAGATTTCCTGATACATTTACATCGTTACCGAATGAAATTGAATTATTAAAATTAGTTTTACCATCAACATAATTTTTCATTGCAGTATTAGCTGCATCAGTATAATTTCTAGCAAATGTATTAGCTAAATCAGTATAATTTCTAGCTGCAGTTAATGTGATTCCATCATTCGCTTGTAAGAAAGTATTAGCTGCATTGGTTCTTGATGTATTAAAACTGTTCGCTAGATCAGTGTATGCTCTAGCTGCAGTTAATGTAATCCCATCATTCGCTTGTAGGAAAGTATTAGCTGCATTGGTTCTTGATGTATTAAAACTGTTCGCTAGATCAGTGTATGCTCTAGCTGCAGTTAATGTAATCCCATCGTTAGCCTGCAAGAAGGTATTAGCATCAGCTAATCTTGATGTATTAAAACTGTTCGCTAGATCAGTGTATGCTCTAGCTGCAGTTAATGTAATCCCATCGTTAGCCTGCAAGAAGGTATTAGCTGCATTGGTTCTTGATGTATTAAAACTGTTCGCTAGATCAGTATAATTTCTAGCAGCGGTTAATGTGATTCCATCATTCGCTTGTAGGAAAGTATTAGCTGCATTGGTTCTTGATGTATTAAAACTGTTCGCTAGATCAGTATAATTTCTAGCAGCGGTTAATGTGATTCCATCATTCGCTTGTAGGAAAGTATTAGCTGCATTGGTTCTTGATGTAT